ACCATCCTTTCAAAAGCTGGCAATACTTATCTCAGATACTATTTAATTGAAGCTACTAGCCATGTAAAGAATCATTTATCTGAATATGCAGCTTTTTACCAGAAGAAGTATGATGAAGTTAAAACTCATCAGCACAAACGCGCACTCGCACTTACTGCTCGTAAATTCATCCGGCTGATTTTTGGATTGCTGGCCAACCATCAGCTTTACTCTCCAAGTAGAGTAAGCCAAAGTTAATAGATCCCATTTATTTACTTTTTCTTCGGCTTGAAGAAGAGGCTTGTTTAGTGCACCCATTTTTTGCGGATTACTTACAAAACTTATTTTTTATGGGCTTGACATATTACCAGATTGCTTTTTTAGAATAAAGACACAGCCTGCCCCATTCAAATAATGGAGTAAGGTTGTGCTTATTTCTTTTCAGTCTAGATTATAATTGTCATTGCAAGCAAGAATTATTTTCTAAGCTAAGTTGCAAACTGGCAAGAATAAACTGCGCTATATTGCCGATATCAGCAGGGGAATTAAATGTAACGATGCTAGATTCACCTCTACTTGAGATCTTATAGTACGGACACATTTCATTAGCCACAGAGATATCAAGAAAAGAGCTAAAATGACATTGGTCACTTGATGTGAACCTTAAGAACTCATAATTATTAAATTTCAAAACAAGCTCATTAGGTAACAGTTTGAAGCTAAGCATTGATATGTCATGTTCATTGTTTTGTAAAATCTTTTCGATACGTGTAAAGACTCGTTGTTCGATATCATGCATTTCTGGCCTTAATTGTTCTTTTATTATTTCTATTGGTTGCTCTGAAACTACTTGGCAAGATAATGGCTCAATAGAGTGGGTGGGTTTAGGGGTATTTTTTATAGTCTTAGCTGTAGTAGGCTGCAATACTTCTTTACTAACTTCATTAAAAATTTCAGATAATGTTGATAGTAGAGATTCTTTTACCAAAGGGCGGTATCGTTCAATGGCTCCATTCGTTAATCGAATTTTACCAGTTTGTTTAATAATCAATCGAATAAACTCGTCAGAAGGGTCATTGAATAAATTTCTCAACACTTCTTGTATTGAAATTACAGAAGAGAGGTCTTCTGCTAGTTTTGTAATAACATTGTTCTCAATAAGGTTTTTTCTAAAGTGTGATAGCGTTTGTATATCTGTTTTTGTAATTGAAGAAAAATCAACTTGAAAAAAAACGGGGTCGTATCCATGATGTTTAGTTGCTTCACATCAGAGAAAAATTTATATTTAACGCCATCTGTTATAATGGCCAATTTTAATTCAGGAGTTGAATTAAAATAGCGACATAATTGAGCATTGTGATTATCAAGTCTACTACCGACAGACTTAGCCTCAATAAACATAATAATTTTGTTATTCTTCAATACTGCATAGTCAACTTTTTCGCCCTTTTTCTTTCCGAAGTCTGCCGTGTATTCAGGCTGGACTTCAAGTGGATTAAAAACATCAAAGCCCAGCAGTTGTATGAATGGAATTATCAATGAATGCTTAGTCATTTCCTCATTAGTAATATGGGTTTTCCGTTGCTGGATTTGAAGAGATAATGTTTGAACTTGTTCTTCAAAATTCATAATAACATCTCCTTTATATTAAATTTATATACTATTCCTTTTTAAGGAATAGACTATCATTACTTTAATGAAATTCCATTTCCTACTTTCTGAATATCCTTCATCAATAAATTATAGCTATGCTCAGCAGTATATAAGCTATTTTCCAAACTGATTTTAGAGATAGTTTCTATAAATAGATCCCAAAGTGCCTGTTCACCGAGAGCTAACTCTTTTTGGGTAGCAACTACGCGGGCTACAACACCTGGGGCTAAAAAACTCATTTTTTCAGAAACAGAACCAGAATCCATAAGGCCACTCAAATCTCTGTAGCAAACTTCCAGCAATAACTCTAATTCTCTCGCATGATTTCCCATATCACCGTAGATGATAGACATGCTTAAAATGGCATTTCTATATGAAATCCAGCGTTTATCCTGCTCATATTCATGTAGCTTTATAGTGAGCATTTCTAAGAATAGCTGATAATGATTTAATAGGGGATTCGTTTTCTTAAAATTATCAGCATCCATAACGGATATGCCTATATCATTTTGGTGTCTGTGAGAATACATAATATGCTGATTGTTTGCTAACATCTCAATGGCCTTATCAGTGCACTGAAAAAAAGATTTATTAAAATATGCAATAGAATCCTCTACAGGAGATTCATTTATTATCCGAGAGATCAATTCTTCCTTTTTCCCTGTAACTTTTAATCCCTTAGCTTTCAAGTAATCCTTTAATTCAGAGAGTTTGTATTTAGTCATGTTAAATTTATAATCAGATTCTTGTAAGTATCCATTATTAAATAGTTTCTCAAATACAACTTGATAATCTAAATTGTATTCATGAGTCCAATACCCCGCGATATTAGGATCTTTAATACTTTTACCATTTATATAATCTAAAAAAAGTATTTCGTAAGGCGTAAGAGGGGAGTAGTCTTTTTTCGAATTGATAATATTGTTTATATTTATGGCTTTTAATTTATTACTATGAATAATAGAAGAATCATCTGAACGTTTCATAGCTTCTTCAGTAAGCTTTCTATCCCGATCTGCATCGGCTTTTTCATATACTTCTTTTTTTAAAGCTCTTCTAAGTAAATCAAATAATCCCATGTGTCGTGCATCTCCTTTAATTATAACTTCCTATATCCAACTAGTTCCACAATCCCTTCCTCCCGTACATACCTGCCAAGATCATTATCATATTCAACCCTGCAAGCCTCTTCATCAAACAGTAGCTGCCATGCAAACTCATTAGCTTCACGTTCAAAGCGGCCAGGGGAGAAGAAGGTATGTTCGATCATAAAGTAGTAGCCCCAGCCTTTGTGGAGCAGGGCATGTCCTAATTCATGAGCACAAACTTGCCTTTGTATATGTTCAGGCAGAGAGCTATTGATTATAATAAATTTACGTCTTAGAACTTTATCATAAAAGCCCCGTACACCTGACTTTATAGGATAGGATATAACCGTAATATTTAATAAATCTGCTAATTCGAATGGATTTCTAGTATTATATTTCTTCATAAGATTTCGCACGCGGCGCGGTATGTTCATCTGCAACCTCCAGGAAAAGAAAACATATGTTCGACAATAAGCGACAAAATAAAACACGACATAAAAATGGCGTGTTTTTTATTTATGGAAAGTATGCTTTTATAGTTCGGATTACTGTCATATTCATTATTGCACCTCTATTATTAAGAGTCTTTTAATAATTAGGTTAAGATTCTGGTGTAGCTTTTTTTCTTTTGTTTAATTCTTTTGCTCGTTTATAGAGTTCAAATTCAACGATATGCATGATTTCTTTTTTAGCATCTTCGTCAATAGGGACACCGTCGAACATAATATCATGCTGCTCAAGGATTCTTTTTAGATCTTTGGGCTTTTTTGTTTCGTTGCTAGGTCGGATAGAATGTGGATCGTCAGTAAATCCAAGCAAATAATCACTTGTAGTTTCATAGCGTTCTGCTAGTTTTTCTAAGACTTTACTACGAGGCACCTTGCCACTAACTTCCCAATTGGATATTGCTTGCTTAGAGTAATTAAAAATAACCGCAAGAGATTCTTGGCTATCGCCATTCTCTTCGCGTAATTGTTTTATTCTTTTGGCAAAAATCATATTACCATTCAAAATATCACCACCTATCTACTTACATTATAGTAAACTTTTAATTTACTTACTACGTAAAATAAAAGTTTACAAAATACTATTGACGAAAACTAATAGTTTACAGTATAATTGAGTCAACTAAAAGATTACTTTGTAAAAGGAGGGATAATGCAATATGGCCCATATAGGTGATCTAATTCGCAAACAAAGAAATGAAATGAAAATGTCTGCTGAATATATCGCAAAACATCTTGCAAAACCAATGTCTAAGCAAGCTTTTGCTAAAAAAGAAAGAACAGGAAACTTTTCTTTTGAATTAGTAAAAGAGGTAGCAAAAATAATTGGTTGTAATATGGATATTTTTTTACCATCGAAGTCAACTAAAAGAGTTCAAACAGGTGATTTATTCGGTGATGATCAATCAGTAACGTTAACAATGCAAGAGATTCCTTTTAAGCCTAGAGCCAGCTAAATAAGTTAGACAATGCTACCGTATCCATAAAAGGTAAAGAAAAGGAGTGAGACTTATTTCAGAAGACATGCCTGCAACGTTATCGTTTAAGTAAGGGATAAAGTATATCAATTCCAGACTAACAAGAAAACTAGGCTGCAATATATCCAGTTAATCTTTTACAACGACTCGTTTGTAAGGACTGCTCCAACTATTTTGGCTAATAGTTCGCCAGATTGGTGGTACTGATCTTTCACTCTAAACTCTGTCTCATATGTTTCTGGAATCCAACTACCGTTTTGATATGAAAAACTGATTCGATAAACATAAGGCGCCTTGTTTTCTTTAAAGGTCTCAGTATTTTCTGCCATCTCTTTTGTATCAAAAGCAGGGCTAACCAATACGTACATCTTGTAAATTAGATAGGCAGTATATGGTGTTGTTAGTGAATCCGTTTTCGTTACATCGTATGAGTAATCTGGCAGAGCAACACATTTACTTTTTCTCCAGCCGGCTGGTACGTTGGGAGATAAATCTCCAGGAACATAGTAAACCAGCACTCTAGGGTCATCTGTATAACCATCTATATGTTTTTTAACTAAGTCTTGAAAAGAGGATTTTATTGATTGCTCATCAGATTCTGCAAAAGCAAAATTGCTTGAAAAAGCAAAGAGTAAGCAAAATAAAAACAGTATTTTTTTCATAATTGGTTATCCCTTCGTATTTAGAATCTTAAGTCGTTTAAGGAGGTGAGACATATAACTCCTTTCACGGTCAACAATTCGACAAAAGGAAGATAATTCCTGTATTAATTTGTAAATCAAAGTAATTTAAGGAGTTGAGAAAAATAGACTCTAAAAAATTTCATATCGATCTTAATCAATTAGAAGCGATCATGAAAAATGCAAATGAAAACGTTCAACATCGAGCTGGACAAGCCCAATTACTTGCATATGTTAATGTCTTTCCTAATGGAAAACAGGAACTGGTATTTGAGCAGCCTTGCATTTATCGGGATGGAGTTTCTAAATTTCACAGAGTTGCGGAGAGGGAGGTGGCAACATGCCAATCACACAATCTACAGAAAAATGTAAGGTAGGCCGTCAAGTTATAACGTATGTACGAATACATGAACCCGCTGAAGATGATGATGAAAGGAAAATGAACGCCATAAAAATTGCTCTTAAGAGTAATCCACCTGTTAAAGATGAGAACTTGGAAGCAGGCTGATCATTTAAGTTCAACTAGCATCTACTAAAAGAAGGGAGTGAACCTATGATCGTTATCAAAAATATTCGTTTTGGTATAACCGAATCAAAGACTGTAGCCCAAAATGAGGAGGATGACAAACTCTGGGTTTTAGTGGTTGGTGGTATGGTGCTTGTGGCTATTGCCCTAATCTAAAAAAAGAGCCTGTCCAGATAGACAGGCTGAGTGGGGGTGAGAACGTAAGGAGTGTCCTCTTAGCTCATTATCTCATAGAGAGGGGGTGAAATCAGTGTTTAGTGAAACACGAAAACTTCGTAAAAAGTCCCAAGATGTAGTAGCAAGCGAGTGTGGGATTGACCGAAAACGGTACATGAAAATTGAGAACAATCGTGCGCTGCCAGACCCACATGAATTAATAGCCATTGATCAATTTTTGAAGCAAGACGGAAAGTTAATCATGAACTATTGCAGCTGCCATTGTCCCGCTGGGAAGGCGATCGGTCTTTCTTACGAGAGAATGGAGCCGGTATTGGCAGGTATGAAGGTTATGAAATTCCTAAGTGATGCTGAGAATACGAGAACGGAACTTGAAGATATCCTTGCAGATGGAGTCATAGATGAGCATGAACACTCTCGATTTAGAGTTATCTGTGAAACCTATGATAAGTTAAAGAATGCTCTTATATCCTTGGGAATGCATAAAGAAAAAGTCACCTGCGTTGGCGCGCAAGCGACTTTAAGGTCTAACTAAAATTTTTCACCATTATTGTACCATGTGCGGTACATAGTGGTCAATTCGGAGGAAACGGTAATGAGTAAAATTACTGCGAAATACTGGTGCCGTTTGGCATATCTCATAGGGGTTGAGGTTAGCAGGAAGAAGGTGCTGCAACATGAGCAACATCCAGCCGCTAACTAGCTGCGTAGCTTGCAAAGTACCAGGAGTCAAAATTGAGGATTATATTCGCATCGCTGTATATCAATGTCCAAAATGTCTTGCGACTTGGTCCACCTTAACAAATACGAAAGCGAGGAAATCAAAATGAAGAAAGTTGTTAATCTTGGAGCTTCATGCACTACTTGTAAATTCCAGGATCGGTCAAATCATGATGCATGCTATAAATGCATGCACTTGAATGGAAAAACAGGATGGGAACCAGCCGAAGGGGTCCAGGTAACAGAGGGAGAGGATTGGCAAGGCAATCTTACTCGTCGTGTAGTAACAGGGGGTGTAGCGTAATGGAAAATAATGTAACAATATTAGCACCGCAGCAGCAAAATGGAGCGCTGCTTGATATGGATTCTAATGGGGCAAGTGATATGGCAATTCGATTAGCAGAAATGACAACTAAGCTTGATCTGGTTCAGAAATTCTTCAAGCAGGTTATGGTTAAAGATTTAGATTATGGAATTATTCCAGGTACGGACAAGCCTACTCTTTATAAGCCCGGTGCAGAAAAGCTTTGCGAATTATATGGATTTGCTCCTATTGTAAAGGCCAAAAATGACACTCGGGATTTTAAGACTGGATATTACTTATCGGAGATTACTATGCAAATCGTACACCGTAAGACCGGTACTATCATTGCCGAAGGCGTTGGCGAAGCAAGCAGCTATGAAAGTAAGTATCGATATCATTGGGTGTATGAAAGTGATGTTCCAAAAGGCTTAGATAAAGAGTCAATTGTAAGTAAAATTTTCAAAAATAAGAAGACTGGTGCGGAATATGCGAAATATCGGATTGAAAATACGGATCTGATCGACCAGTGGAACACTATTTTGAAAATGGCAAAGAAAAGAGCTTTAGTGGATGCTGTTTTATCAGCAACTAGAAGTTCAAGTATTTTTAGTCAATCTGAGGATGAACTGGAAGCTTGGTTGGAGGGTGAAGGTAGCGATGCCCCTAAAGAAAAGCTTGAAAAACAGCGTAGTGCTCCCAAGGCCAGTGATGAACGTTCTTCCTTTACTCCACCTACAGGTAATAAATTGTCGGACAAGCAGTATGGCAAAATCGTCGGTGATGCCAAGCGAAAAAACGTTGATGAAAATGGCATCAAATCCATCGTGCAATTTGTGAAAGGTAAATCTCTTAGTGATTTGACCACTGCTGAAGCGAGTTCAGTAATTGATTTTATAGCAAAAACCAATGAGGAAGAGTTGCAAGACTTGCTTATGTCAGCTGCACTGCCAGGTGATATGGCATGAAAATAGGACATATTGCAGATATACATTGGGGTCTAGGTTATTCTGGCCCCACTGCTACAGCTCGGTTCGATGATATATGTCGCACAATGGATTGGGTAGCGGATCGGATGATAGCAGAAGGTTGTGACATTGTAATTGTTGCTGGCGATATGTTTCGAAAAGCTGATATTGCGTTAGAAAAGGCAAGCAAGGAGATCAGGGCTTGCACCGCATGGCTGCGAAAACTAACTGCAGTTGGTATTGAGATAGTTATCATTTCAGGTACTCCCAGTCATGATCCTATCAGTGCGTATGAATTGTTGAAAGATTATCAGCTGCCTAAGGTAACAATCGCAACAGAGCCAATTTGGTACGACTATGATGGTGAATGTGGTTTTTCAATAGTCTGCATTCCAGGGATGGATCGCTCAAGCTTTGTCAGCAAAGAAGAATATCGCGGACTACCGGCGCATGTGGTTCATCAGATGATGACGGACCACATAACGGAGACTTGCCAAGAGTTTCGAAGAGAAAGCAATTATAGTCCGACCATACTCGTTAGCCATATGACTTATGATCTTGCTGAGACAGGATTTGAAGATGTATTAATGCAGCAGGAAGCAATCCTTACTACGGATGCAGTTGCAGGTTATGATCTGGTTACACTAGGCCATATCCATCGCCCTCAGCAGAATGGCAATGTATTTTATAGTGGATCTCCTGAACGACTTAGCTTTAATGATGAAAAGGTTGATGCAGGATTTTGGATTCATGAATGGGATGGGCAGAAGTTTGATTCGAGATTTATTGATACTCCAGCAAGACGCTTTGTGACCTATAAATTAGATGAGTTCGGAGTAAAAATGGTCATTGAAGATTCATTATGTTGGGACTGGGATGAAGGTGATGAAGAGGATCATGGACCATGTCCTAAGGATGCGGTTGTTCGAATTCACTATACATGCAGTGAAGAACTGAATCGGCAGCTCAATCGAAGAACGTTAGAAAAATCTTTATATGATGCAGGTGCTTACTATGTCAGTGAAATTAAAGGTGATGTTAAACGTTCTGAAGATCGATTGCGTGATGCGGAGATTACAGAAGCACTTGGACCTATAGATGCACTAAGAAAGTGGGCTAATAATCAAGAGAGTGAACCAGCGGAGATTGAGGAATTGGCAGCTATGACGGCTGAATTACTGGAGGTGCCAGCTGATGCCTTGTGAATGCTTTGTAGGTTCTGATGGTAGTGTGATGATGATTTGCAGCAGAGGACGCAAGCCAGTTGCGCCTTGCCTTTACTGCGGAAAACCCATGACTAGCTTATGTGACTATCCTGTAGGCAAAGGAAAGACTTGCGATAGGTCAATGTGTAATCAATGCAAAACCAAGATAGGTCCTGATTTGGATGTTTGTCGTGAACATAATAATCCTGGTGCTGTTATTGCTACAAAAAGGGTGGGGGTAGTTTAGCATATGGCAAATGCAAATATCATTATCCCTGGTGAAATGGCGTGGCGAACGACTCCGCGCCAGGTAGTACTCAAAAGAGTAGAGCCAGAAGATCCAACCCCCATTGAATGTGTTAGAAAAGGCCTATCTCTTTATAGAGCACGCCCGATGTATCCGCAAGAATTAACACCGGAAGATGCACAAGTTTTGCTTGAAAGCAAAGTCTCTAAAATCCTTATAGCAGCTTCTTATCAAATGGCTACATCAGATCTTTATAAGAAGCTGATCGAGTGGGGTATTCATAAAAAGGGCAGTAAGAAAATTTTTGGTAGTGAAACCTCAAAGGAGATGGAAAGTGTGCCTAATCAATTAATGACTCCAGCGGAGTGTATTATTAATCATATTTCGTTAGAAAATGCTCAGAGAATGTCACCTGAAGATTTGACTCAGGAGGATGCTACTCTTATTTTGAAGGCAGGTCATGGTCCTTCAGTATTACTGAAGTATTATTCCTTCAAAAGCCCTGGGGGTTTATATTACAAACTGGAAAAATGGGGTTTGCATAAAAAGAAGCATAAAGTTACTCCTTCAGCTCCTAAGGTACCTAAGAAAGAGGAAGAATCGTCGTCACCTAATGTTGTTCTTCCTCCTCCACCGATACCTGATCCAAAGTTAGCTCCTAACATACCTAAAACTAATTATGTAAGCGTAGGCCCTCCTTATTCAAAGTTGCTTATGGAAGGATTTGAGATTGCCAATATAGCGATGGATACCATCTTTTTTAGTTCCCCTGGACGTCAGCGCCCATCCTCTCAGATTGATTTTATTCTAGAATTACTCGTAACGGCACGAGATAAAGTTGCGGAACGGAGGCAAAAGCAATGAGACCACTACGCATACAAATTAAAAACTTTGGGGCCATTCCTTATACTGACATTGATTTGTCTAATACAGACATTGCTGTTATATGTGGACCGAACGGAGCAGGAAAAAGTACAGCTTTTACAATAGCCCCGATGTTTGCGCGGTACCACAAAACCTGGCACTAGTGCGGATGATATGGTACGTATGGGTACTACTGAAGCAGAGGTCATATTCGATTATGAGCATCAAGGGGAGATTTTTAGAACCATTCGTACTCGCAGTACAAAAGGTAAAGGGAAAACCACGTTAGAGCTGCAGCGTAAATCTGGAGAGCTATGGGCTAGTGAATCCGGTGCTAGTATTGCTGAGACACAGAAGAAGATCATTGCCTTACTAAATCTAGATGCAGAAACCTTTTCCTCTAGCAGCATGATTCTCCAAGGGAAAGCGAATGAATTTACCTCTAGGCCAGCGGGGCAGCGAAAAGCCATATTGGCTCAGGTGTTGCAGCTAGATCAATACGAAACGCTCCAGGAAAAAGCGAAGGCAAAGCTTCAATCGACTACCTTGGAGTTAGAAAAGGTCAAAGTCAGAGTATCTGAAATTGATGGGCGTTTATCTGCAAAGCAAGGGCTTGAGGCACAGAAGTTAGAGGTTCAGGTAAAAAAGGTCGCCATTGAAACCCAAATCAAGAAAGCTGACGCTGATTTACAGGCTGCCCAGGTGGAACATAACGTGTTGGTCGCTCGTATTCAACAGGCTGATGAAATTGGCAAACAAGCAGAAGGCTTGAGAGTTGCCATTGATGCCAAGACGATTGAACGCGATCGGCAGCAAGGGCGTTTGGATACGGCCAATAAGCTTTTACTTCAAGAAGAAACGATTTTGACCAAAGTTGTGGAATATGAGCAGACACAACAACAAGTTACCGTACTGCAGACCCAGAGAGAGCAACAGACTACGCTGCAAACAGATACTATGCGATTAGAAGAAGAACTTGCTGGCGTCGTAACTAGTTTGAAAAATACCAATGATGAAATTGTTAAGCTGGAATCAATTCTAGCAGATCGTCCTAGACTGGAGATCGCAGCTGCAGATTATAAGCAGGCAATAACTGATTTTGCAAAGATAGATACGCTTAAGATTTCCTATGAAGATCTTTCTCGCCAAAGGTTAGATGTTCAAAAGGCACTTGAACTATCTGCCACTCGTTTTGAAATGAAAAAGACAAATCTATCTAAGGAAATTAAGTTGCTTGAAGGAAAGACAATCATCTTACAAAATGCACAGTGCATTGATATAAAACGGGCAGAATGTGCCTTTTTGAAAGACGCCAAAGAAGCCCAGGGAAGAGTTACGGAGTTATTAGCTCAGATTGAAGTACTTAAGAATCCTGATGCAGAAAATCTGCAAAAACAGCAAGAGGATTTAAAAGTGCAGATGAATGGTCTTAACTATCAAACTACGGAATGGAGTAGGCTACAGGGGTTAGTGAATACCTTACAACCAGATGCAGAAGCCTTTGCTAAGCTAGATGGTCAGATTCAGCTACTGGACAACTATAAAAAGCAAAATAGTGAATATCTAGCTCGTCAAACCAATCTTGAAACTAGAATTAAATCCATGAGAGAACAGTACCGAGTATTGGCCGAAGGGGTAAAAGAACTTCCAGCGATGGAAGAAAAAATAAAGCTGCTGCAGCCGTATCTTTTATCGAAAGATCAGCTTGCGATAGCACGAGAAGTATCAACTTCAGCTAACGAAGTGATTACTCGTTTAAATGCTGAAATCACTGCCCTTACAGAGCAGGCAACTAAACTTGAAGCAGAGTACGAATCCATCATCGGGGATGCCAAAGGATTAGAGCAGGCTGCCAAAAACAAATGCACAAACCTGCAGACAGCACTCCAAGTATCGAGAGATGAATTAACACGTTTAGTCGCTGCTCTTGGAGGTATACAAGCGAAACTAGATGCTTTGACAGAGGATGAAATCACTCGGCAGACCTTAGTGGATGAAATGGCACCTTTATCAAAAAAAGTTGTCCGGTATCAGACGTTGGTAAAAGCATTTAGCCGTGATGGAATCCCTGCTCTTATTATCGAAAATGCGGTACCGGAACTCGAACGTATTGCTAATGATATTCTTGGTCAGATGTCTGGCGGTAAGAATTATCTCAAGTTTGAAACGCAAAAAGAACTGAAGAGCCGGAGTGGTATGGCAGAGACCTTAGATATTATTGTTGGTGATTGGGCTGGTGAGCGCATCTATGAAACGTATAGCGGTGGAGAGCAGCTGCGCATAGACTTTGCTATTCGCTTTGCTTTAGCCGAATTATTGGCTCGGCGTGCTGGCTCTAAAGTAGACTGGTTGACGATCGACGAAGGCTTTGGGAGCCAATCGGATGAGTTTTTACCGATGGTGATTGATGCGGTTAAACAAGTTGCTAGTCGCTTTGGCGTAGTGCTTGTCATTAGTCATGTGAAAACCGTCCAGGAAGCGTTTGAACAGAAAATTTTCTTTAAACCTGAAGATGAGTCTGTCGAAGTACTGGTCGCATAGCTCACATACGTTAATACTCATTGATAAAGTAAGAATCATTCCACCGTAAAGTAAAAAGGGAGTAATAAAAGATAAGGTGGTTAAAACCTTATCTAAAATAATAAAATTCATCAATTCGTTACCTCCAAAAAAAATCAAGATAAAGCATCTTATGCAGAAGATCATAAAATGATTACAAATAAAAATTAAGGGAGAGAAAAATATCATGAAATCAACTGGTATTGTAAGAAAGCTAGATAACCTTGGACGGGTAGTCATTCCCATAGAAGTCAGAAAAACGCTGGAAATTGAAGAACGAGATGGCTTAGAAATCTTTGTTCAAAATGATCGGATCATCCTTCAGAAATACCAGCCATCTTATGAGTGCTTATTTTGCCGTAGTTCCCAAAATGTTAGTGCATTTAAGGGAAAATCAATATGTAAAGATTGCCTAGAATCCATTACACAAAAGAAGCCTGGCGATGTCGCATGAGCGAACGGTGCGGGCGTTGCAATCGGGTACTGAGAGACGTCATTAGTAAAGAAAAAGGATTTGGTCCAGTGTGTTGGACTAAAATCATTGGTACCAGGGAGAGTCAAAAAGGACAGGGGAGATTGTTTAAAGATCCTGAGTTATCTTTTAGCGGTGACATTATTCTAAAACGCAGCGAGAATGGCAGCGTACTTACAAACGTATTGCAGCAGATTGAACTCCATAGCCTGAGTGGTTTTGAATGGGGCTATGGTGGTTCGGGTACCTTATGATGGCGCCATAATTAAAGGCAAAGAGATAAGGAAATGGTTAAAGCAGCATAAGGTTGCTTAATAGAGAAATTAAGGCGGTGCATAATGCCGCCTCCTTACTCGAAATTTAGATGCAATGATAACGTATGAATTGTTACAGAGATTATAGTAATAGATCCAAGATTTGCTCTTAGGTGGTGGCTTATGAACTATATGCGAGAGTTGAATGCGTTTAGGGATTGGACAATGATAAACCGACCTTCTACAGGGGTAATTGCTTTATGGTACATGTTAATGAGCATAAACAATATGATCGGCTGGAAAGAATGGTTTACTGCGCCCAATCAAACTGTTCAACTACTTACCGGATTGTCCCGACAAGGGGTCGAATCCACAAGGAATTCGCTAATTCAATATGGATTAATTGAATATAAAAAAGGCAAATCAAACCAAGCAGGAAGTTATCGTATGATTTCTCTTTTGGAAGAAAAGAAACAAGAAGTGCCTGTGGATAATTTTTCTGAGTGTCAGAATTTAGGCACAGTACTAGGCACACCTGTAGGCATAGATGTAGGCACAGTAGTAGGCATACCACTAGGCACAGGTGTAGGCACACCTGTAGCACATTCTTATACTAGACTAGACGTAGACAAAACTATAAATATAAATATAAATAATAGCGCGCGCGAGGCTATGGTTGTGGATAACTCGAAAATTGATTCTGTGTGTCCAAAATGCAATGGCCAAGGATGGTATCTTACTCAAGTGCCCTTTAACAACGGCATAAATACGAGGGATGAAGCCGTTACCTGTGATTGTAAGAAAAAGCCTGCATCATGGGCTATGGAAGCAATAAAATAAGCTAATGTATATGTTATTTTCTGGGAAATATTAGGAAAATGATTCTATCAGTGCTGTATGAATGGAGGTGTAGGTGTGAGATATGCCCATGCAAACCGTGGTAAGGCTTTTGAAGAGTCGATTATCATGGTGAATGAAATCTATAAGGCCAGAGGCAAAGCCATTATAACTAAAGTGCCGACGGAGTGGATTCCCATTCGCCAGGGCGGGAAAATCGTATCTGCAAAGGTGGAGAATAAGTCAATCGTGGATTTTCTGGGGAGCTATAAGGGACAATCCATTGCCTTTGATGCAAAAGAGTGTTTGTCTTCGGATCGGATTCGCTGGGCGGAGCTAAAAGAGCATCAACAGGAGTTTCTTGATCGGCATGATAAGACGGGCGGGATCTCCTTCGTGTTTGTTAGTTTTAAGGGCGGAAGATACTTTGCGGTACCGTGGAAAGTTTGGGAGTATGGGCTGGATGAATGGCAAGCGGGCGGGGCTGCATCGATACATAGCAAGGATTTTTCACCAGAGTGGAAGGTGCCACAGAGTTTGGATTATTTGCCGGTAGTGGATCGGCTGTTTAGGAAGGTGGGGTGAAAGTGGCTATTGTCAGTGTTTATGTTGATCTAGAAGAGTTTGAGGATGACGATTTACTTGAGGAAGTCAAGAAACGTGGTCTATTAAAGGCTGAAAGTAATGAGTATAGCGAGATTATTTCATTGCTGGAGAATAGTTCAGACGCAGCTGTTATTAAGACCGGGGTTGGCGGAGCCTTTAGTGTGAGTGTTGGTGGTAGTTGTGCTTATACTGATAATGGAAGATCAACGATAATTATTATCAATGGCGAGTAATATCCCGGTTATCAAATGTTATGAGTGCCTTGTGCGCACGTATAGAGAAACGAACTCAAATAAAATTGATTGGAGTGGGGAGAATGAATCAATATTTATCGAGGGATGAAAAAGAGAATCTGGTCAGGCTTATGACACTCAGAGTCCAGCTTGAGAAAGTCATTGAGTTATACTCTAGTTTGAAGAACGTAGATAAGAAATTTCTTTCGGAGCTCAGGCATGCAAGGACACGCTTAGAAAAATCAGCAGACATACGTCTAGGCTATCTTGATGAGCAAGCTAAGGAAAATCTAATGGTATCGATCTCCAAGCCGGCTACACCGGAAGCCATTCAAGCCAATGTGGAAGACGACCTGGATCTCGATTGCGAAAATAATGGTCTACCTGTTACCCTATTGCTTAACAGCGGCCTGAAAATTGTAATGCATCTGCCAGAGCATATGACTGAATGCCTCATAGAAGAAATTAAGCGCCCAAGTCGTTTTTCTCGCAGCATATGTGCTAAGTTCGTAGATGATGAATTTGTGGCAATTGATATGCAGGAAGTTGTCGGCATGCATGTGTCTGGTTTGGAAGATCTTGAATGGGCAAAGTTGAAACCGGTGCAAACGCAAAGTAATAGCACCACCGACCAGGAACGATATCGTATTGAATGTTCGTGTGGTGCTGAGTATTTTGCTAATATGTATAATGGCTTTCCAGGTGGTCGAACGAAAGGACGTTGCCGTGAATGTCAAAAAACAGTATTTGCTGATCTCCAGGTGAAGGAAATTTCTGATCCAAGTGATGGCGTAGGAGCAACATTGCTGACGAATCGATATTTTGTTAATAGGGAACCTCAGCAAGTAAAAGAAATGTGCCAGGAGCAAGCGCCTTCGCGCAATCTACAGGTACATAGTAAAAACTACGGTCGTGAATATAAAGACCCATGTCAATTAATTGGCTAAAAAAAGAACAAGACCAGCTCCGTTGATGGTCTTGTTCCAGGAGAATATGTACAGGCTCCATTGTTATGGTCACCTGCTGGAAGAAAGTGTGTGCACAATAATATTATTACCGACTCAAGCATATGTTATACACGGAAAGAGTAAGTATAGTTGAATTTTGATTAAGGAGATGTCTTGAGAGTGAAACAGTTTATGGTGGGATTGATCTTATTTACAATGCAGTATACAGTAAACGCTGGTGATACGCTGCAGTCAATCGCTGAACAATATTGCCAGGGCGATGATCCTCGACAGATTGCGGAGTTTCGTGAAGGGATCAGAGAATTGAATTATGAGGTGATTGGTGAGAGTGATGTGTGGGCGGGTCTGGTTTTAGAAATAAATCGGTGGAAGTGAAATTTATTAGAGCGTGAGGAATAAAAAAAGCCCGAAGGCTTTTTAATAAAAAATAAGTAAATGCGAAACTAGCGCGGCCAGCAATCTTGTCTGGGCCAGCAACTTTGTCTAGGCCAGCAATTTCTCCTAGGCCAACAACCCCGTCTAGGGCAACAAGATCGTCTAGGACAGCAACTATCATTAGGCCAGCAATACCAATTATAACAAGAGTCAATAGGGTAGCAGCCTAGGCCGAATTCCCATAAATCTGATGCATATAATTTTTTTCTTGAATTAGGATCTTCTTTCCAGTCCTCAATTTCAGGGTGACCCCATTTGCGATAGCCCATCTTTATAATTACCTCCTAACTCACCAATAGAAAACTTATCTATACATAATATGATCTATGGTAAATAAAGGTGATTAAGCGGTTATCAATTTAGTTTCTAAATCTTTATAGTATCCAGATTGATAAAAAGGAGACAGCACCTTAAAGGAGATAAGGATGACATTAAGCAATGATCTCATACAGCAAATAATCAAGTCTAAAGACCAGCTAAATTCTCTCAAGTTTGGAAATGTAGATTTTATCATACAAAACGGTGAAGTCACCCGAGTCGATATACGGCAGAGTATTCGTCCGGAGAAAAAAGAATAATTGGCTGACCGAAGAACGGAAGCCGACACTATCTGGCATTGCTAGGAGTGTCGGCATTTTATATTTATGAGTGGGGTGGGAATATGCAAACGAAAAGAGTAAAGCCATGGGAAACACTAATAGGAAAAGTGCTTGTAAAATATTATCATAAACAGTCTAGATTAGAGCAATTGCGAGGTATTGAGGTCATTTTGTTAGGTGATATCCGTGAGATGGAAGAAACAATAAAATGTATAATGGACACCCCAAAAATGACAGCAAAATATGGTTATTCACCAGGTGGTAGTAGTGATTGTAGAGATCCCTTGGCTTCCATGATAGAAAAGTTAGAGAGCGCAACACGCAAAGCACAGCAGCTTCTGCCAGATAAATATAAGAGATTAATTAGCATTAGATACCGAATCCATGAGATACGAGAATGGATGGCGCCATTTGACATAGCTTTTAACCGATTGACTGAAGAGGAAAAGCGTATTTTAGAAATGAAATATTCATGGCGTAGATCAAATCGTAGTATAGCAGATATGTTTCATTGTACTGAAAAACGTATAAGATCCATTCATTATAAAGTTATAAAATATGTTACGATTTGCTTCCAAAAGCAAAGTGGACGCAAAATGGACGCACATGGGGCCGGTTTTTATGATAGGATAGTAGTGTAAGTAAATGTGAAAGTTATTAGACCGTCCCGTTGGGGTGGTTTTATTAATACTTCAAAATGATTTAAATCACATACTAATTCTTCCTCGTTGAGTATAATTATCTCAAAGGGGATGAACTGCGATGGATGATTTAGTAACTAAACAATTGTGGGAAGATACAGAACGATTACGTGAAGAGCTTCATGATATTGCTATGAAACAAGGCATAAACTCCCCGGGAACGATCAGAGCAAGTCAATTATTAGATATTAAAATAAATGAATACTATCGCTGTCAAAGACAAAGCAGATTACGATCAAGTCGTTTATAAAGCGTCCTAATGGATGCTTTTTTTATGCAAAAAAAGAACCACGTTTTGGTGGAAACGTGGTTGCAAGAGTATACAGCTTGGCGAGTGTTTAAAAGAATTAGCAAGAGGAAAAATCGTTATTATCGCAGCAGAAAAGTAATAAAATGATGATTATAATAATAATGCAGCCGGAGCCACCGAAACCATTACGTCCTCCAAATCCAAAACCCATAAGTATTCCTCCTTTATTATCAATTAATGTATTGTATGATGGTGAAATAAAAAGGTGAGTAACGATGAAAAAATAATGTGATGAGAGCCTGCATTGCAGGCTTTTTTTATGCAAAAAATGAGGTGATATAGTGAAATGTTATACAGACTGTGCTTATAATCAAGAAAGCGAATGTACACGCGATACATACCACTTAGAACAGGCTAAATGTAAAGATAGATCTATTTTGAGATTTGAGACCAGAGACAACAAGTATACAATCCTAAAAACCCTTGACTTTAAGAGCGTAGTAAGTGATTAATGTAACAACGCTAAACGAAAAGGGGATAAAACAGATGGATAAAAGTGCTAAAGAGTTAATGGGACATATGATGTATGGTATCTTCGATAGTATTAACAATGCTGACATTATTACTAAGAATGGTGGTTTTATCGTAAAACTTCCAGATGGAAGTGAATATCAAATAGATCTTAAAAAGAGTAAGTAAGAAGGGAGAATGTATGAGTGAATTTACTGTATCTGGTGTACCAGTGCGTTGCGCTTATAGCGATTTGGCCGACATAACAACATTGGTCCCAAATCCACAGAATCCAAACCAGCATCCGCAAAAACAAATTGAATTACTGGCTAAGATTATAAAGAACCAGGGCTGGCGTGCACCAATAACGGTGTCGACTCGCTCTGGTTTTGTCGTACGCGGCCATGGTCGGCTTTTGGCGGCTCAATTGTTGGGTGTTGAGCAAGTACCTGTAGATCGGCAAGATTATGCAACAGAGGCCGAAGAATGGGCCGATTTGATTGCAGACAATCGGATTGCAGAACTATCACAGATTGACGAGGGATTGTTAGCCAGTTTGCTAACTGAAATAAGCATTAGTGATTTTGATTCCTGCTTAACCGGCTTTTCTGACAAGCAAATTGATAACTTGCTGGCCGACTTTAATATTCAGGAAGTAAAAGAAGATAACTTTAATCCAGCTGCAGCTGCTGCTGAGATTAAGGAGCCAATCACTAAACCAGGTGACATTTGGCAGCTTGGCCGGCATCGTCTTATGTGCGGTGATGCGACACTTATTTCAGATATGGAAAGGTTAATGGATGGTAGGTTAGCATCGATGGTATTTACGGATCCACCTTATAATGTTGCATATGAGGGCGGGACAGCAGATAAATTGACTATTAAGAATGATAACATGTCGGCTGATAAGTTTAATCAATTCTTACATGATGCATTCATATCTATGTTCATTGCGACAGAGCCGGGTGGCGCTATCTATATTTGTCATGCTGATTCCGAGGGGGCGAATTTCCGCGGCTCATTACTAGATGCTGGCTGGCTTTTAAAGCAGTGCCTAGTCTGGGCTAAGAATCAATTCGTGATTGGTAGACAGGATTATCAGTGGCAGCATGAGCCCATCCTTTATGGATGGAAGCCTGGTGCAGCTCATCGGTTTTACGGTGGACGCAAACAAGGAACTGTATTTGAAGAAGCAGCGCCAATCATTGTCAGAGAAGACAATGATTGGCGCTGCTTACTTTTACTGCCGGTATTCAAAGTATAACCATCCGGGTACCATCGTTTGAGGTGTTGCAATCAGGCGATGATAGTCTATCCACTGTGTGGCGTTTTGAGAAGCCGCTTCGAAATGGTGAGCATCCAACTATGAAGCCGATAGGGCTATGTGCTAGAGCTATACAAAATAGTAGCCGGCCAGGCGACCGTGTAGCTGATTTCTTTGGTGGATCTGGAAGCACATTGATGGCTGCTGAACAGACGGATCGAGTATGTTATATGGTAGAGGTGGATCCCATTTATTGTGATGTCATTATTAAACGTTGGGAAGAGTTCACAGGACAAGTAGCCGTAAAACTTACTGGTACATTAACTTTTGAATAGAGTAAGTCCAATTGTGTTATAAAAGAATTAATTGGATATTTACCAATGGCACTTTTTCATTTATCCTTTGTTTCATATTAGTCAAAAATCATAATTTAGGAGGTGTGCCCATGGCTACTTTCCCGGAGCCAATACTTAACTTGCCGGAAGCTGATATCCCATTAAAAGGAATAAAGGCATATTTGTCCCAAAGCGAAAAGCACCAAATTATCTTTATGGAATTTAATGAAGATGTTGAACTACCAGAACACTCTCATGAATTTCAATGGGGTATCGTCTTAGAAGGAAAAATTGATCTAACAATTGATGGAGTAAAGAAAACATTTGTTAAAGGTGACCGTTATTTTATTCTCGAAGGAGTTAAACATTCCGGCAAAATTTACGCTGGTTATGCCGATATGACTTACTTTGATCAAAAATCCCGATATAAGATAAAAGAATAATAAGCTAACCGTTTAGAAATCCAGGTAGCGTAAAGCTTCCTGGATTTTAAGCTTTTCTCTTTATCAATTAAGAGGGAAAGATAGAGGGTGGACGCGCTAACGTCCACCCTTTTTTCTGGGCACTCCCAGCAGGAGATAGTAGGCTACACTGTGGCCACAGATACTCTCCAACTACTATCTCGTATCCATTTTAAACCATGGATGGGGGTGCCGGCAATTGATAAAACGAACAAATGTTCGATAAAGGGTAAGAATAGCTTACTATTACAGCATCATGCTTCGATTTGCGAAGGAATTCAAGATTCCAAAGTAAAGTACCGTAAAATTGTTCAGGCAGGCATTGCCAAATGGGTAAGTGACTTTCAAAAGGGTAATATCGAGATTAATAGCGTGGATGATTTGAAAAAGCTAATAGAGCTTGATATAGAACTACAGCGCGATGACTAGTGGAGGTGGGTGATATGTAAATGGCAAGGCCAAGAAATCCTGATAGGGATAAGGCTTTTGAAATTTGGCTTAATAGTAATGGTACAGCTAAACTTAAAGATATTGCTGCTGAGATTAGTATCCCTGATTCTCGCATCAGGAAGTGGAAAACTGAAGATAATTGGGATCAAAAAATAAAGGAGCGCTCCGATTGGCAGTAAAAACGCCAAAGGTCATGGAGCACCTAAAGGTAATAAAAATGGCATTGGCAATCGTGGAGGTCCTGGTGGTATGCCAGGCAATAAAAATGCTGTAACCACTGGAGAGTATGAAACAATTTGGTTTGACTGTCTGACCGAGGAAGAGCAATTGCTCTATGATAAAATCGATACCAGTACCTTGGCGCAAGTTGAGGCAGGTATAAAGTTCTTTACCTTTCGCGAACGTCGTATGATGGAGCGGATTCATAGTTTGATGTCTGGAAATCAAGCGCCTGGGCGTACGTATGACTGGACATAAAACAGTTGGAATGTCGGGCAGTGGAACGGTGACAGAGTATCACGCTACTTCTAATGTTGGTTTACTGTTTCAGAAATATAAAGACACAGGTGAGGATGTTTATCTTGATGGAACTGCTATACTTGATGATAAATCTGGCGGTCGCGGAACAGAACGAATTGCCTTGACAGGGATCAACTTTGATAGTGTAGCCATTATTAATATTGACGCTGAAGGCGATGTCATTCAGGACGAATTACCTTTCACGATTGAAGATTTTAACTATATTAGTCCTTTAAACGCAACAGTCTAGAGGTTATCTCTAGACTGTTCTTTAAAAATGGCTCTATTTTCGATTTGTAACTAGAAGAAAACTGCCCTTTGAAGGCAGTTAAATGAACGTAAAACAAACTTATAATTCCTTTGTCATAAATACGCTATTAGGATCTTCTATGTAATCCGAAAACGGCTTGCAAAATTGAAAATCAAAACTCACATAGAGTCTTTTAGCTGGATTGAAAGCACTCATTGAGCCCGTTTCTAAACTTAGCCGCTGGTAGCCACGTCGTTTAGCTTCCTCAATGATATGCTCAAGCATTCGCCTTGCAACACCTTTTCTTAGATGTGATGAAGAAGTTCGCATTGATTTTATCTCTCCATGTCGATTATCAAGTTCCTTGAGTGCCCCGCAGCCAACTAATTGACCTTGTTCCCATGCACTCCAGAATGTAATTTCTGGTTTTTTCAATTCCTCAAGATTTAGAGCATGCCTACTTTCAGGCGGAGAATTAAGTGCCATATTCTGAAGATGTTCTCCGATTAGTGTAGCTACTTCCGATCCAGTTAAATCATCTAGTTTAATGTCCAAAAAAATCACTCCATAGACTCTATTATTTTAATCATTAATGTTAGTTATATTATATTCATACTCGATTTTCCTGCATATTAGTTCAGGAAGAAGAGATGTTCCGCGAAAAGTTGAATCGTTCTCTTAAAAATTAGCACAAAAATATAAAATTGGAGGTTTTATGTATATGGATATGTCAGTTTTTATGAAAGGGAAAGCTAAGCAGTTACCTGAGGAAGAAAAAGTGATCACTAAGCTATTTGAGGATGAAGAGGGGCAGCCGATTCCTTTCAAATTTAAGGCAATCACCACCACTCTGATAGATAAATTAAAAGCAGATTGCACAACGATTAAGTACATAAAAGGACAGCGAATTGAGAGTTTTGACCGAGATCGATTCTCTTGCAGAATCGGAATTGAAACAACGGTATTTCCCGATTTTAAGAATGCAGAGTTACTGCAATCCTATAATTGTATTGATCCTGTTGATTTGGCCAAAACAGTCCTCAATCTAGGTGGTGAATATACGGAATGGATTCAGACTTGCTCAAGGATTAATGGGTTTGATGACACCATTGAAGACGTAGTAAAAGAAGCAAAAAACTAATTCAGAGCGGTAACTATGACGCGGTTCTCGCTCATCGAATTTGGCAGCGTCATCATCTTCTACCACAAGCTTTTTGGCTTATGGATGAATACCATAAGTCATTTTTACTTGCCTCAGAGGAACTTGTGATGGAACAGGAGAAAAAGGATGCTCAAAAAGCAGCAAAAAAGGGAAGAAGGAGGTGAGTTGATGGCAAGTATGTTTGCTAGATTTGAAATGCAGGATAGGATCTCGGCTAAACTAGATCAATTAGCAAGGAGAACTGAAAAATACACGGAAGCCTCTCAAAAACTTGCTAAGTATGGAGCGATGGCTTTTGCTGCAATCGGGGCTGCTGTTTTAACGGCTGGAACGGCAGTCGCTCATGCATCTGATAATCTAAATCGAGCTCTAAATAGTGTACAGGCTTCCACCGGTTTAGTAGATGCCGAAATGAGTGGTCTTAAAGATACGATGCTTTCGATTTATAACAATAATCTTGGAGAGAACTTTCAGGATATAGGCAAAGCATTATCTACCGTCAATCAGATAACCAATGCATCGGGCAAAGAATTAGAAAAACTTACGTCCAATGCATTGATGCTGAGAGATACGTTTGAGTTTGAAGTGAACGAATCAACTCGTGCAGCCGATGCATTAATGAAAAACTTTGGGATTACGGGGGATCAAGCCTTTACATTGATCGCGCAAGGTGCCCAAAATGGAGCAAATAAAAATGACGATCTCTTGGATTCGTTAAATGAGTATTCGGTGCAATTTAAAATGCTAGGCTTTTCTGCTGAACAGTTTACTAATGCACTTATAAACGGTGCTGCAGACGGAGCTTTTAGTATCGATAAAGTGGGAGATGCTGTTAAAGAGTTTACGATTCGTTCGAAAGATGGCTCAAAATCTAGTGCTGAAGGATTCGCAGCCATGGGACTTGATGCAGAGCAGATGACAATGGCATTTGCTCAAGGTGGACCAGCAGCACAAGATGCATTTCAAACTGTGGTTAAGGCGTTAGCCGGTATGGAAGATCCCGTTGCACAAAATACGGCTGGCGTGGCATTATTTGGAACGATGTTTGAAGACCTAGGTGCCAAAGCGATACTGGCTTTAGGAGATACTTCTGGTATTGCAAATTCGACTGCAGACACATTGGAAAGGATCAATGCTGTAAAGTACAAGGATTTCGGTTCTGCAATTCGGGGGATTAGTAGGCAATTAGAGACTGGAATATTAGTACCCCTAGGAGATAAACTGCTTCCGACACTCAACGTATTTGGAAACTGGATTATCAGTAATATGCCTGCTATTCTAACCACTGTGATGACTACATTTGACGGAATCAGTAATGAGATTGAGTATATTGCTAATAATTTTGATGTGTATGGTCCAGCAATTGCAGCTGTGATAACAACGATCGTAATCCCTGCATTAATTGGATGGACTAAAACAGAATGGGAAAGAACAGCGGCAACTAGAGCAGCAAATATGGCAACCGTGGCATCAATGGCTCCCTTAATTGGTATAGCACTGGCAGTTGGTGCTGGTGTAGCCCTATTGGCATTAGCTTGGAAAAATAATTTCATGGGTATTCGAGAGATTACTTCTGACGTAATTACGAGTGTTGGTGCAAAATTTGAAGCTTTAAAAATGTTCTTTGAAGAAAATCAAGTAGCAATTGGAAATACGGCAATGGTTTTAGGTGTTGTCTTTGCTCCTGCATTAATCAAGACAGGGGTTGAGGCAGCCATTGCTGGAGTTAAAATCGCAAGTACCTTTGTTGCTAGTATCATTAACTCTGGGAGACAAGCTGTGATTGCCAATGCCAATATAATGGCATCTTTTGTTGCAGGAATGATACGAACGGGAATTGTAGCGTTGGCTACTGGGACTTTGATAACAGGAGGGCTAGTAATTGCCCTTACTTCTTACATGGTACAAGGCTGGCAATGGCAATCTTGTCATACCTAAAGAACTGATTGTAGTTGCCGAACTTTTGACAAAACATAAACGAAAGGTAAAGCTTTCATCAACAAACATTACGGATGAAGAAACCTTAAGAGGAGAAGGTCCGCATCAGCATGATCTGACAAGTATTATCTTGGATAATGCTGAACTAGAATTTCTCAACGAATTAGCAGTGGGGGAAAGTGTCACAGTCATACGTTTTGCTGGTGGTCAAAAATATTGGATATGTACTGGATCCAGTGGTCGAATCTTTGTTGGTGACCGATTTCTAATTGAAGATACCTATTTCAAGGCAACTGGACAAATTGATATTCCAGGGATCGTGGGAATCGAAAGTGAAACAGTCGGCAGCCAGACGGTCATCGATTACAATAGCGAAGTACTTTCTGTTGAGGGAATCCCTGGACTAGAAAGTGCTTCTTTACTTTTTGAACATGAGAATGATTTTAATGGGGTGGATGCTGAAAGCGATGAGGAGTTGCGTGAGCGCTACTACATAACTGTCAGAAGAAACCCTGGCAGTGGTAATATTGATGATTATGAATTCTGGTGCAGTGAGATTGTAGGAGTAGGAAAGGTCATTGTGCAGCCTCTTTGGGCCGGAGGGGGAACCGTTAAAATCACAGTCTTAGATAGCAATGGAGATCCTGCATCTCCTGGACTTGTTTCAAACGTCAAAGAATATCTAGATCCTGAACCAAGCGGCAACGGTATGGGGAAAGCTCCGATAGGTGCCCATGTGACTGTTGAGCCGGCAGTTCCTGTTGCAATTGATATTATTGCAAGTATACGAATGGATGGTTCTAAGAGCCTGGCAGATGTACAAGTTGAATTTGCTAATGATGTTGACAGTTATTTTACGAGCATTAATCTGAGCTCTAACCGTACTGTGATTGTAAACAGGATTGGATCAGCACTGGTTAATATGAAAGGGATTACGGATTATGAGGGGCTTTTGCTAAATGGCAGCAATATAAATATAACTCTTGGAGTGAATGAAATCCCCTCACTTGGGGCGGTGATGCTAAGTGAAATCTAGTAAAATGAAGGATTATCTTCCTGATTATTATCGTGATTCCAGGCAAATGAACGTGATCATGGAAACAGAAGGGAAAGAGCTGGACACGCTGGAGGCAAATATCCAAGATGTTGAAGGCCAGTTCACCATTCAAAAGGCCACTTGGAAGATACCAACCTATGAAGAAATCTTTGCTGTTACGACTGCAGCAGGAGATACTTTGGAACAGCGCCGAGCAAGACTATTGTCCAAACTGAGGCTTAGAAGTCCGACCACTAGGCAAGAATTCATTCGATTTCTAGAGCCATTTGCAAATGGTGTAGAGATCGATCAGCATTTTTCAGAGTACCTGGTGGAGTTCCTTTTCACTGGCATGAAGACCAGCTTTGAGACCATTGATAAGGTTCTTTACTGGACCATGCCTGCTCATTTGGATTGGAGGCTGCGTGTAAACGGTACCTTTGAATTTGGCAGTGAATTATATTATGCCGGCGGTTTTCAGTTTAGTAGTTTACCAAGGCAATCAGAATTTGAAGAAGGGTATGGATTTTCAAGTCTGATTAATCCGGATCAAGGTGGCAGTCTGAGGTATCCTTCACCTGAATTTGATAGTGCAAAAGGATTCTCAAATAATAGCCGAGATACAGGCGGCTTTTTCGGTGGTCTATATATAAAATAAGGAGTTGAGACGATGTCATATCCCGATGATTTAGAATGGAATCAGCCTGGGGTTGAGCCGACACAGGCAAAGAAAGATGAAGGATGGAAGCCAGAAGAAAAACCACCAGCAGAATATTTTAACTGGTTTTTTAATCGGACGTCCCAGGCTGTCAAATATTTAAAAGGAGAATCAGAAAAATCAATTGACGACGACCGAATTGGCAATCGAACCATTTCAGATACCGTCACGGCAACTGCAGGAGCAGGAAGTTTAACCAATTTACTCAGTAAGCTTGGCAATATGATCAAGCAAATAACAGGTAAAAGTGCATGGTATACAGCACCAGCAACAACGCTAGAAGCAGCTAATACGCACATAAACGCTACCAGTGGGGCGCATACAGCCTCTGCAATAAGCAGTGTTGCCACAGGAGATGTAGCAGCAACAAATGTACAGGCTGCTATAGCGGAGCTGGCATCTGAAAAAGCAGCATTATCTTCTTTTGATTACTCTACTGAAATCACAGCTACTGATTGGAACACATTAATCAAAAATGGGAAGTATTATGTTATAGGCGCTAGCGCTCTTGCTATAAATGGACCTTTGCCCGCAGGAGACGCTAATCATATCTTCTATCTTAATGTCATAAATGGGACATCAACTCGAACAAATTATGTAAGCCAACACGCTACTAGTGCAGTAACTGGAAACATTTATACTCGTAAGAATCAGGGAGGCACATGGTCAGCATGGAAAGAAATACCTACTACCGATACCAGTTTTACAAAGTCTTCAACTACACCTACAAATAGAGATTTAAACAATTTTACAATCGCCGACTCCTACTGGCATTTTGATACAGGATCAGGTGCGGTTTTAAATACACCTTATGGGACGTTGGCAAATGCATCAGGACAAGTTGGAATGGTTAGAAATCATGGTGGTAGTAGCGCACGAATAGTGCAATATTTTGATTTATATTATAGTAGTGGAAACGCTAATCCATTAACTGCTTGGAGAAGAACATATAATGGAGATAGTGGCACTTGGTCAGCATGGCAACAAGTAGCTACGGCAAACATGATTACGGACTATGGGATAGGAACATATAACTCTGGAGTGCATACGGCAGATTTATTGGATAAAAGTGGTTTGTATTATTGTAATAATACTGGCGGGGCACTTCCTGGTGGCATTAGTGATTGCACGATATTGCATAATGCGTATGACGGTAATCATGCGACACAACTAGCAATAGAGTACAACAGTTCTACAACGCCTAGGATGTGGTTTAGGACGAAAAAATCAGGCGTTTGGAATCCTTGGAAACAAATAGCTACTACAGACGAAACAACCGTAGCGGCCACAGCTTACGATTCAGCTCATTTGTTTTCCGGTAACGGCTATCAAAAACTGAGTAATGGATTAATTTTACAATGGGGCAGATATGTAAATACGGTTGGTAATGCTACTATAGCAGTAACTTTACCAATTACGTTCCCAAATGCTTTTCTAGTACCGTCTGCGACACTAAGAGGCAGTAACTATTACACAGGTAATTCTAGTTGTTATGCTGACATTATTTCTAGCAGTCAAATTCGTTTAACGATTGACGAAGATAGTGCTGGACCATCTAGTGATATATTTTACTTTGCAATAGGATATTAAGGAGGGTAAGCCATGCAATACTATTTAAATTACGATCAAGACGGTAATATCTTGGGATGTTATGTAGATGTTATGTAGATGTTATACACGGCAAAGAAGTACCTGTATACAATACTGATCCAATCATTACGCAAGATGCAGAGGGTAACGATATCATACAGGAGGCAGGAACTGTCCCAGTAGGTACCACTTACGATTTATCTGCGATACCTAGGCCATATGTCTCAATTACTGAAGCAGAGCATGTAGACTGGATGGCAAATCAATCGACTAGAAAAATAGATATTAAAACTAAAAAACTGATTGAGTATACGCCTCCCGAACCAGCACCTGTAATAATAACGCCGTCTGTAAGCCAAGACTTGGCAGACGTTTGGGAAGCGATATTTGCGTTATCGTCAGAGAAGGGAGGGGAATAACTTGGCAGTATTAATAGAATGGAAGGTGAAAGGATATGTATATCTGGTCAAGGCTGGTCGTTTAAAAATCGAAGAAATTCCAGCAGAATATCAGACAGTAGTTGCAGAAAGATTGATTGCAGAGTAAGAGCTAAAATGAATATTTTCCTGATGGTGGTAGTTGTTGAGTATAAAATTTAAACCATTCATATACTAGAACAAAAGATTTGAGGAGTGAATTGCATGATCGTGTATGCTTATATTGACACATATTACGACTCAGCACACGGATATCAAGTACATATATTAAAATGTCTACTTGAAAAGCCACAGGGAATTGATGTAGAGGAACTCGAAGTAGAAAGTATAGATAAGGTGTTTTATGATGGTGAAAAAATAAGAGTGCTAAATTGAGGCTACTAGCCTCAATTTTTTATTTATTTGGGGGTGGGATAATTGGATATAGAAAATTTATTAAAAGCAATCGTAAAAGCGGGACAAAGTCTAGCAGATGCCTGGCTGTTTAAAATGGGGGTAGCGTTAGTAATAAGCACTGCTACCAGCTTACATGGTAGCGCATTAATTACTTTTGTTACGCTAGTATTCATTGATTTACTTACTCGGTGGATTGCTTTATGTTACACGCATTTAAAGGATTGTGGGTTGGAAAATGATCTAGTAAGTTGCATACTAGATATACCAGCAGCGTTCAAAGCAGGTTATATCAATAGTAATGCCATGAAACATCGATTTGTTGGCAAAATAGTTGTCTATATCGTACTAACCTTTATGGCGGTAAAAACGGATGAGCTGCTGCAGCTATCAGGTGAAGCAGCATTGATATTAAAAGTAACATGGGTTTATCTTGCAACAACAGAAGCCATTAGCGTATTAGAAAATTTAAGAGATGCAGGAGTTGAGCAGGCCAGTGGCCTGCTTGATTTTTTTCGTAGCAAATTGACGGTTTGGTTAGATCGGTTTAAACAAAGATAA